CCAGCAATCTGGTATGCGCTTGTACCTCATGTAATCAGGACAAAGGAAGTACCTATTGGCGTTCTTGGATGAGAGAACGTTTTGGATTAAACCTTCTACGCGAAGGACTTATAAATCAACATATTAATACTGATGGCCCCAAAAATTACATCTGCGCGTGAACGTAGTAAGCGTTCTGCGTCTAGACGACCGACATCTTCAGCAACAAGAGCATCAAGGTCAAGATCTTCAAGCAATTCAAGTAACATTACTAGTGACAGACTTAGAAAAGCACTTGAAGGTGTAAAGCGTCGTAATAACACCACCTCTTCTCGTAATCGTGCTGCTCGTGCTAAAAAATCTACTGCCTCTACAACACAAGGTAGAGGAGTAAATCGTACAGCTGGAACTGCTAGAGGCACTCAAGGTCCAGCACGTGCTCCAATTCAAGGACCGCGCACTCCTCCCGTGCAAGGACCTTCACGTGCAACTGGTGGTGGTTTGTTAGGCAGCCGGCAACCAGCAACCAGAACCCCTAGCCAACCTCCACGTGTACAAGGTGCTCCTCGGATTGCAGGTGGTACTGGACCTGTACAGGCACGCAACGCTATTCGAGCTACCTCTCAAGCTTTAAGCATTAGACAGGCTGCTCGTTCTGGTAACCCTATGCTTGCATCTGGCTTGTTAATTGCTAACGACATCATGAATCGTGGTGTTGCTGACGGCACTCTTAAAAATAAACCTGTTCCTAAAAAACAAGGACCACCCGCTCCTAAAGCTAAAACTAAATCAAAACCTGTAATCAAACCACCTACTAAAAAACCTGCAAAAAATAAAGCAGTACTTGCTAAAAAAGGTGGCAAAACCGGTTCTTCAGTAAACGGAGTGTTTATTGCACATCCTTGGTCTGCAGAACAGCGTATGCGTTATGCAGCTAGAGGCGGTAAATAATTTATGGATACCCTCGACTTACTGAGGGGTGATTTCAAGCTGTTTCTGCAAGCCCTGTGGCAGCAGCTTGACCTTCCTTCGCCTACACGCGCACAGTACGCAATCGCAGATTATTTACAACACGGACCTAAACGTCTACAGATTCAAGCTTTCCGAGGAGTCGGCAAAAGCTGGATTACAGGTGCCTTCGTGTTGTGGACACTGTTCAATGATGCAGAAAAGAAGATCATGATTATTTCTGCGTCTAAAGAACGTGCAGATAACATGTCCATCTTCTTACAAAAACTAATCATCGAGACGCCTTGGCTGTCTCACTTACAACCTAAATCAGATGATAGTCGCTGGAGTCGTATTAGCTTTGATGTTAATTGCAGCCCTCACCAGGCCCCCTCAGTCAAATCAGTAGGTATCACAGGCCAGCTCACTGGTAGCCGTGCAGATCTAATGATTCTGGACGACATAGAAGTACCTGGCAACAGCCTGACAGAAATGATGCGCGAGAAGCTTCTACAACTTTGTACAGAAGCTGAATCCATCCTTACTCCTAAAGATGACAGTCGAATCATGTACCTAGGTACTCCTCAGACGGTCTTTACGGTGTATAGGAAGCTCGCAGAACGTAATTACCGACCTTTTGTATGGCCAGCACGTTATCCCCGTTCTATAGCCAATTACGA